ATTATTGTTCCGGCATTGGATGAAAACGATCAATCATTTTGTGAACATGTCATGTCTACGGATGAATATCACATGAAACGGAAACGAACACCGATTGAAATTTGGTCGGCTGAATATCAACAACAACCGGTCGATGTCAAAGGTCGATTGTTTAATGATTTGAAACACATCGATTTGGATGAATTCAATTCAATCATTGATGCAAACAAAACCGAATCAAACCAATTTGGATTCGATGGTTCAATTGCTTACGTTGATGTCGCGGATCAAGGTGCGGATTTTACCGCATGCGCGATCATGGTGATCATTAAAAATCAATTTTTTGTCGTTGATTACGTTTTCACACGCGAAAACACCGATGTGACAATTCCATTGATCGCATCCAAATTGAATGAATGGAATGTTTCCTATTGTCGCGTTGAATCCAATGGAATCGGTGCAATTTATGGTCGACAATTGCAACAATTGGTCAAAACACGAATTTTGGCGGTCGCAAACACAACAAACAAAATGACACGCATCATCATGAATTCGGCATTTGTGATGAATGATTTCACGTTTGTCAAATTGGAAAACGGATCATGTGAACAATTCATGCAAAACATCATCGCATTCACAAAGGATGGAAAAAACAAACATGATGATGCACCGGATTGCATTTGTGGATTGTCGATGTTTGCACAATCAATGTTTCGAAAAAAATAAGTAATTTTGTAAATAATCAAATATAAAAAAATATGAATCAAAATTTTTGGGAATCATTTTTTGGTGTTGACATTAACAACAACAACCGATTCATTGATCAAATGCAACGAATGTTTCCAATACAAAATCAAATTTGGGGTGTGAAAGAAGCGGTTTGGATCGACACCAATGATGCATGGAAATTGTATTTGGAAATTCCGGAATTGCGATCGGTGATTGAAAAACGCGCATCAATGATGGCATCAAACAAACCATGTTTGATCGACAAAAATGGTGACAAAATTGAAAAACATTGGTTTTTGGATTTAATAAACAAACCAAATCCAACACAATCATGGTCGGATGTTGTTTATTCTATTGCGGTTCAAGATTCGCTTTATTCAAACGTTTTTTTGTATGCACCGCAACGATCATTCAACATTCGAAATTTGATGGTTCCGTTGCCATCCAACAAAATCAAAATCGAATTGTCCGGAAAAAAATTGAAACAAATGGATGTCGATGGTTTGATTGATCAATATGTGTTCAAATACGATGATGGATCAACCGAAAATTTGGAATTGGTTGATGTCATTTATTTGACAACATCGGATGGAATGAATTTGGTCAAACCAACATCACGAATTGAAACGTTGAAATTTCCATTGTCAAACATCCGCGCACAATATAACAAACGAAATGTGTTGTTGGAAAACATTGGTTCAATCGGAATTTTAACCGCAAAAAATTCGGACATTGGCGGTGCAATTCCAATGACATCCGAAGATAAAAAACAAATTCAACGCGATTGGTTCAATCGATCAAAAGATGAAATAATCATCACCGAAGCGGAAATCGATTGGAAACCGATGTCATTTCCAACAAAGGATTTGATGTTGTTTGAAGAATTAAACGCGGATAAAATCGCGATCATTGATGCGTTTGGATTGTCCATCAATTTGTTTTCATCGGAAAAGGGATCAACGTTCACAAACGTTCGTGATTCGATCCGAATGGTATATCAAGACACGATCATTCCGGAAACACAACAAATCTACGATTCAATTGGACAACAAATTGGTTTGGATGCGGAAGGAATTCGTTTATATGCCGAATTCGATCATTTGCCGGTTTTACAAAACGATGTTGAATCAATGGCAAACACAATGAAAATAAAAACGGAAACCATTGAAAAAATGGTTGCAATGGGAGTCAATTTTGATTCCGATGAAATCCGAACGTTGATTGGCATGTAATTATTTAGTAATTTTGTAAAAATGAAAAACACAAACAACATTTATCAAACAAAAAACGCATTGGAAATCAAAGATTTTGATTCGGAAAACCGGCGCGTTGCGATATATTTGTCCAAATTCGACACAATTGATTCGGACAATGACATGATCAAACGCGGTGCATTCACCAAATCGATCAATGAACATGGTGTGAATTCACCATCAAATCGCAAAATTCAATTTTTACGACATCATGATTGGACAAAACAAATTGGAAAATTCATTGAATTGTCGGAAGATAATGTCGGATTGTTTGCGGTTGGTGAATTAGGTCATTCAACCATTGGAAACGATGCATGGAACGATTACATGGATGGAATCATCCGCGAACATTCCATTGGTTTCAAATATGTGAACGACAAAACAAAATGGATTGATGATGTGACAATGGAATCAAAAGGCTATTGGCAAATTTCCGAAGTTATGTTGTGGGAAGGATCTGCGGTGACATTTGGTGCAAACGAATTCACCAATGTTGTCGATGTGATCAAATCCGGCAACGCATCGGATCACGTTTTCAAAATATCAACCGAAATTGACACATTGGTCAAATCGTTGATGCATGGAAATCGATCGGATGAACGATGTCACGAAATCGAAATGAGAATCAAATTTTTAAACGCGCAATTGTCAACACTTGCAACATCAAATGAACCGATCATCAATGATCATTCATCGATTGTTTCAATGCCGGAAATCAATGAAAACGCGTTTGATTGGCAATCAATACATGATCAAATAAAATTTTAGTATTAATTTAAAAAAACAAAAAATTGGAAAACCAAATCACACCGGATCAAATTGTGGAAAAAATAAACACAATGATCACCGAAAAAATGGCAACACAACCAACAATGGATGATGTGAAAAACATCAAATCCGAATTGGAAACGTTAAAATCATTTGAAACAAAATCAGTTGAAATTGAAAAATCAATCGCGCGAATGGAAGGTCGCATTGAATCAATGAATGAAAAATCAATCACATCAAAACCGGAACCGGTTGGATCGATTGGTCACCAAATCACAAAACATTTGAATGGTGAAAAATTGGAACAATTAAAAAACGGAAAAGGTTTTGATTTAGATATCAAAGCGGACACAACAATTGCCGGTGATTATACCGGAACACGCGCATTGTCGGAATTGGATTCCGATGTGAATCGAATTCAACGACAATCGGTTTTAATTTCAAACGTTGTGAATCGTGGATTGACAAATTCAATGTATGTCACCTACATCCAACAAACCGCACAACCACAATCAGCATGGGTTGCGGAATCGGTTTCAAAAACGGAATACGAAGAAAAATATACCGAAGTTTCGAAACAAGTCAAAAAAGTAGCCGGAATGGTTAAGGTTTCCAAAGAAATGTTGTCGGATTTGTCATTTGTACAAAACGAAATCAACACCGATTTGGTGCAAGGTGTATTGACCGGAATGGACAATTCATTGTTGAATGGTGCCGGCGGTTCGGATTTGGAAGGAATGTTGTCATTTGCACCGACATTTTCCGCCGGTGTTGGAACACCATTTTCATTGGCGATTTTTCAAGCCAACATTTTGGATGTGATTCGCGTTGCAATGTCACAAATCCAAGCGGCTAAATTTGAACCATCACATGTGATTTTGAATCCGATTGATGTGGCAAAAATGCAATTGACAAAAACATCAACCGGTGAATACACAACACCTTTTTGGTACCCTTTAACAACCGGTGAAATGCGTGTGACAACGTTGACAATCGTTTCAACAACGTTCATGACCGCCGGCAATTTCTTGGTTGGTGACATGTCACGTTCGAATTTGAGAATGCGTGAAAACGTGAACATTCAAGTTGGTTATGTGAACGATGATTTCGCGAGAAACATGGTGACAATTTTGGCGGAAGCACGCGCGGTTCATTACATTAAATTGAACGATGTGAATGCATTCGTAAAAGGCACAATTTCAACCGCAATCGCATTGATTAACAAACCATAATTTTAATTTAAAATTTAACACATGGACAACGCAGAAAAACCAAAACGCAAAAGAAAACGATTGAACATTGACATCGACACCAAAAATGTCGACATCAAAATCGTTCGTGATGAAAATGGAACAACAAATGTTGACATTGACACTCCGCGAATTGATGTTCATGCAACAAAAACGGATGATTCATTCGAATTGGACATCGAAATCGATGATAAAAAAGAATATGAATTCGAATCCAACGGAAAATCACCATCGTTGCCAAAAGGTACGATTTGGCGCATAACCGGTGAAATGTTGCGTGTTTTTTTGAAAATGAAATTTGGAAAATTGAATCACAAAAAAAAATAATAAATTGTTAACATGCTATTTTTAACATATCAAGATTTTACCGGTCGATTTGAATTGCACACCGGCATGTTTGATCAACCAAAATTGGATGATTACATCAACCGCTATGAACCGCGATATTTGATCCATTTATTTGGACAAAAAATGTACGATGAAATTCAATCCGATTTTGATCCAACAACGCAAACATTCAAATCACCAAATGTCGTTTTCATCACAAATGAATTTTATTTGGATGTGAATCAATTTGGCGGTGATGTTTTGATTTCGGATGGTGTGAAAAATATGTTGTTGGGTTTTATTTATTGGGAATATATGAAAGACACGATCAATCAAATGACACCGATCGGAAATGTGATTCCACAAAATCAAAATTCGACAATAAATTCGACAATTTATTCATCAATGTGGTCGCGTTACAATGAAGCAATCAAAACTTATCGCGCAATTCAACGATATTTGGTTTTGAATCGACCATTGGACATTGGACAAGTCATTTCGATTTCCGGTTTCACAAATGGAACCGGTTATTTGACACAAAACACCGCAACCGCAATTCAAACCGCCGGATCAATTGGTTCCGGTTTGGTTTTGGGAGTAAACGCGCGCGGAATTAATGGTGTAAACGCAACAACATTGTTGACCGGCGGAACCGGTTATTCAACCGGATCAAACCGCGCGACAACCGGCGGAACCGGAAATGGATGTGTTGTGAATATCGTTGCAACCGCCGGTGTGATCACATCGATCACAATTGCGAACAATGGCGGTCAAAGTTACACGTTAAACGATGTTTTGACAATTGTTGAAATTGGCGGTGCCGGTGCAACATTTCGTGTTGATTCGTTGTGGAATGGTCAAATCATGTCATTGTCAATTTTAACCGGAACAAATGCCGGTTTGAATTACAAAATCAATGATGTTGTTTTGATTTTAGGCGGTTCAAATACCGCAACCGCTACGATCAATTACGTTGGTGTTTTGGATGCGAAAAATTGGAATGGTCGCGATAAACAAACAAATTATTGGTTATGAAGAACGACATTTCAAACATTGTGGATCAAATCATTCAATCAATGGACACAACCATCAATTTGGTGTTTGATCCGGTGACATTGAAATGGAACACATGTGACACGAAATGGTCGCGATTGGGAAAATTGATCACAAATTCGGTTGGAACAACGTTCAAAATTGTTGCGTTTGAACAAAACGCATGGATTCAAACAACCAAAATTGGCAATGGTGCCGGCGCAATGGAAAACACCATGTATTTGGCGAATCCATACGCATTGACCGGAACCAAAATGGTCGCAAATATCGAATGGACAAAAAAATCGAACAATTTGTTGTCAAAAACACCATTGATTTGGTTGTTGGAAACAATTCGATTTGTTGAATTTGGTCGCGATCAACCATTGGAATTTGAATCCGATTTGCGATTGTTTTTTTTGGATGAAACAAATGTTGCACAATACATGACAAAAGACCATCGAAACAACGTTGTGCAACCAATGAATCAATTGATCGATGAATTCGTTCGTACAATCAACGAAAACCGCAAATTTAAGCGGATTTTGGAAACCGAACGGATCACGTTTTCACGATTTGG